TAAGCACAAAAGAACTATTAGCTGCTCTCGAAAGCACCAGCACACTTCCTAAAAAGAAGACTAAGATTCGGAATGAGCTAGTCAAAAGGAAAGTTATTTAATGCACGTAAAGGTATGGAGTAAAGACCACTGCCCTTATTGCGTTATGGCAGTAAAGGCATGTGACCAGTTATCAGATATCTTAGACGACTTTGAGTACGAAGTGGTAAAGCTAGGTGTAGATTTTGAAGTAGAAGACTTCACCAATGAATTTATGTATGCTAAGAGTTTACCACAAATTAAGGTAGACGGAAGACACGTAGGTGGGTGGTCTCCTTTCAAAGAGATCGTTACCACTGAAATACGTAATTATGATGGCAATATAGGCTCGCCAACTAAATAAATTAAGAAGCCTAAAGCAAGAAGGAGAAAATAAGTGAACAAAGATAGAGTAGCAGTATGCTACTTATGTGACTTGGTTACAGCACTTTGCTGTATAACAATACCATTTCTAATGATATACATATCAGCAACAGCAACGATCTAGGAGAATATAGATGAACAAAGTACAAGTACAAGCACAGTTAGCAACAGATGAAGGTACCATATACGAAGTCTATCTAGACCACTTAGGCTATGCTACTTTTGGTATTGGACATTTAATACTAGAAAAAGATGCTGAGTATGGTTGGGAAGTTGGGACTTCTGTCTCTGAAGAGAGAGTTACAGAAGCCTTCCAAGTAGACTTAAATATTGCTATTGACGAGTGTGAAGTGTTATACGATAAGTGGGAATCATTCCCAGGAGAAGTCCAAGAGATACTAGTGAATATGCTATTCAATCTTGGAAGACCTAGACTAAGTAAGTTTAAAAACTTCAAGAAAGCACTAGATTCAGGCGACTGGAAAACTGCTGGCGTAGAAGGCAGAGACTCTGCTTGGTATCGTCAAGTAGGTAACAGAGCCGAACGTCTCATGGTGCGTATGGAAAACGTGAGTTAGATGTCAAAATTACTAGCAGGTATAATAGTGGCTATGGGTGTTTCAGGATACATGTACTATCAATTAAGTATAGTACCAATGAAGAATGAAATAATAGAATTGACCCGTGTCACTATGGCTCAAGAGCTTAGAAATCAAGAGCAGTTAGATACAATAGCAGCTATAAAGGACAGCTTTGAGATTGCAGGTAAAGCCTTGCAAGGAATGCAAGTAAGGAATCAACAATACGAAGACCAAATGTCTGAGTATCTTGATGTATTTAGACGACATAATGTATCTAAACTAGCCAGTGCTAAACCTGGCCTACTAGAAAAGCGCGTCAATGCGGGTACAAAGGAGGTATTTGATGCTATTTCAGAAGACAGTGTTAGGATTAGTCGTCTTAACGATTAGTAGTTGTAGTTTAATACCACAGCCACCAAGAGAAGTTAAGATTGTAACTAAGCCTGTTCAGATTGCTATAATACAACCCGTACTGCCTAGGTCTATCAAACTAAGAGAACCTAAGTGGTACGTTGTATCTGATGCAAAGATTATAGAGCCGTGTATTAAAGACCCTGAGACTAAAAAACGTGACTGCAAGCTAGGAAAGGAGGATCAATATCCTGAAGGCTACAGCTATCTTGACAGATTTTTAGATAGCATAAAAAAGAAGAATGGAGGAGATATTGTATTCACGGCTATGACTATAGCTGACTATGAGTTAATGGCTCATAACACCCAAGAGATTAGAAGATATATAAATCAACTTGGAGAAGTAATAATCTACTATCGAGAAGTAACTATACCAAAAGAAAAGGAGTAATAGTGAAATACCAAGTAGTAAAAGACTTTCTACCTGCGGATGTAGCAAAAGGTCTTGCAGATTACATTTACTTTTCACAGGCAGCTAATTGGAACTACTACTATAAGTTTGGAGAACAAGAAAAGCCTCGCTATATAGAAAATACTATAGCGGGATTGCAGGATAAAATAGATACTCAAAGACTTTTGCGAGAAAGCCTTGCAGAAGGACACTTTACTTACAGATTAAAAAGACTTACAAAATGTAAGGAAGAGTCTTGCAGTTGTGTTATGTGCCTGTTTAGAGAAGATGTGCTAAGCAGCCCAGATTTCCTACAGTTTATAGGACAGTTAGCAGGTATAGACAACCTAGAATTAGTAGAAGACTTTGCAAGTGTGTATGGGCAGGGAGACTTTTTAAGTATTCATCCTGATCCTAACTTTGATGTTGCTTTTATATTTAATCTTACACAAGAGTGGAAATATGAGTACGGAGGTTGTTTAACTGTGTTCGACAACAAAGAAGAACCTCCGAAAGTAATTTTTCCAGAATATAACTCCTTAGTGCTTTTGTACTTGGGAGACGGGGGAATAGATCATTATATTAGTGAGGTATCTTCTTTAGCTCCTAACTCCCGTATTGCTATCAGCGGTTGGTTTAACGCACCCAAGAAAAGTTCTTGACATTGTATCTGACTTTTAGTATAATACTTATTCAATTTTAGGAGAACACCATTAATCTTTTTTACTTAGACGAAGACCTCGATAAGTCTGCAGAATATCATGTTGACAAACACGTTAACAAGATGATTCTTGAAGCCGCACAGCTTATATGTACTAATCTCTGGATAGATCATCTATTCGGATTTGTGCCTCGTACTATTACTAAAGAAGAGAATAAAGTTCTTCAGGAAACTCGTAAGAAGTGGAAAGAGGTTCCTATGCAAGATAGGCTCTTTCCATACCTTCCTACCATGCAAAACCACCCTTCATGTGTTTGGGTACGTTCTTCATTAGAGAATTTTTACTGGACAAATTGTTATGCCTTTGCTCTTGCGAGTGAGGCGCACTACCGCTATGGTAGCCTTCACAAAAGTTTTGAAATGCTACAAAAGTTACCAGAGCCTAAGCACATGGAAGACCACGGATTTACTCGGTTTGCACTCGCAATGACGGAAGAGTTAAAAGACGATAGTGACCCAGTACAAGCATACCGGAACTTCTATATGCTTGACAAAGCCACTTTTGCAGAGTGGAAACACAGAGATGTTCCGCCCTGGTGGGATGAGGAACTCGCAGACTATGAAAACAGGATATCAAGAAAATAAAAACAGGACTATAAAATGAAACAAGAAAGTACAGTAAAACTTATATCATCATCGTCGACTGACCTACTGCAGGATATTGCCTATATGGCAAGAGTCTCGAATCCTAGTAATCAAGATAATGAAGAGACAGCCGAAAAGCTGCTGAAGTATTTAATCAAGCATAAGCATTGGTCGCCATTTGAGATGTGTAGTATAACTCTAGAGATAAATACTACACGAGATATTGCACATCAGATAGTAAGACACAGATCTTTTGCTTTTCAAGAGTTTAGTCAGAGATATGCTAAGCCCGAGGCTCTAGGGTTTCCTTTTAAACTTCGCACAGGGCGGTTACAAGACGTTAAGAACCGTCAAAACAGTATAGAAAGCAATGATAGACAGCTAGAAATGGCATGGATACAAAAACAAAAAGCAGCTATTGCTACGGCTGAAAGTATATACTATTGGGCACTTGAGCAGGGCATTGCAAAAGAGCAAGCTCGTGCTGTATTGCCAGAAGGTTTAACTAAAACTAGACTGTATATGCACGGAACTGTTCGTTCTTGGATGCACTACATTGATGTTCGTACCACTCCAGGTACGCAAAAAGAGCATATGAATGTGGCTAGAGAGTGTGCATATGCTATTAATCCAGTATTTAGTATGATTAAGGAGTTCGTACATGACTAAGAAAATAGTTAACACCGCCCCTAGTGGAGAAATGCCTGTATGGGAAGAGGTTTCTGAAGCCTTAACTACGCAACAAGGGGGCAATCATTACAAACAGCTAAAGGTTCAACCCGTAGAGTACATACATGCGAATAAACTTGGGTATATGGAAGGTAATGTAGTAAAATATGTTACTCGCCACGCTAACAAGAACGGGGCAGAAGATCTTAAGAAAGCTATACACTATTGTGAATTACTATTGGAGCTAGAATATGGGAAGAGTGTCGATAAAGAAGAAGGACTACGAAAACTTAAGTCCGACGAACATAGAGAAAGTCAAAGCCTTACTGAACCCGGAGCCTTCAGCCCAACCTTCGGGGGTATCGTCAACCAAACCGATAACTAAAAAACAGGCTTGTGATATTCTAAATATCTCCTATAATACTACTAGATTAAATAATATTATAGAAGAGCATGACGATAGAAAGGAATACACAAAAAAGCGTAAGGCAACCCTGCGAGGAAGACCCGCTAGTGAAACTGAGATTAATGAAATATGCACTAGCTTTTTACGGGGCGATACTGTTACAGACATTGCAAAAATGTTATTCCGGTCGAGTGGGTTTGTGCGGGCAGTTCTCGAAAGAGTTGGCGTACCAAAACGACCTAGCAATAAAGAAGAAAGAGTAACAGCACATTACTTCCCCGACGAGTGTGTATCTGAAGACTTTGAGCGCGGGGAGATAGCGTGGTCGGCAACGTATCACAGCACTGTTATAATTAAAGAACGATTGACTTCTGAGTTTTTGAAAGATAAGCAAGGTATGTCAAATTATGACTATGAGGGAAAGTACGGATGCCCTTGTTACTCTATTTATGTAATACAGAAGATAGACAGTGAAGACACGCTCTTCTCTAGTGTTGATGCAGGAGGTTTTAATGCCGCTGCTCCAGCGTATGAACTAGGCAAG